GACCTCCTCGCCAGGACCGATTGCAACGGCTATCGGGCGCGTCTGGACCGTGCGCTGGGCGCCGTACATATAGGCATCCCGCCAAGCGTCATACGGAATTTGGTCCATGAAGATTTCGTTGATGAAGCCGACGCTGGTCGTGTAGTTGCGGAACGTGCCCTTGTCCCATTTGGCGAAGTTTGCGAGTTGGATACCGGATGTGCCGGCACCAGTGCCCAGCGGATAATATGCTTGCCCTGCTACCGTGGTGAACGAGGCACCACCACCGAGCAGAACGCTGGACCTCATCCAGTTCCAGTCGTCATGCTCGGTCTGGGTGGCTTGCCACGCGGTATCAATCCATTCGACAACACGACCCAGTTCGCCCGTCTGGGCGATAGTGGTCACCATCGGGCCCGGGATGGCGCACTCAACCATCAGCCTATTGCACAGGTCGAGCCGGTTCATGCGGGCATCTCGCGGCTAGAGCGGGAACGCGGCTCAGTAGTTACGTCTGATAATTTCAGTCGCCCAAGCGGCGCCGCGCGGATTGTCGTCCTTGATGATGCTCACCGAATGCACCGGATAGGTGGAGCGCTTCACATGGTTCATCGGCTTCTCGACCGTGGCATCGCCCACAATGGTCTGCACGGCGTCGATCTTGGCCCGCAGGATGATCTCCAGATATTTGCGCTTGGTGATCAGTTCCACGCCGACCGGCAGATAACCGTCAGGCGTTTCCACCCAGCGGCCATTCAGGAACACCTCGGCCTTCTTGCCGTTGCACCAGGCCGGGAAGGCGGTGGCCGCGTTCTTGTCGGTGCTGGGCGTCAGACGGATTGTCACCGGGTCTTCCATGAAGGCCAGCGCGTCGGCGTAGTCCTTCAGCAGCGCCTCGTCGGCACGGACGATATCGCTGTCGCCGCGATCCATGGTGTCCAGATTGACATCGGATTTCTGCTCGGTCTTGACGTCTGAGTTATGCATCTCTTTGTTGATCGATTGGCGGCCCATGGGATTTCCTATCGGTTGGTGGAGGGGTTTCGCTTCGCCCGCAGCTTTGCCCGGTATCTGGCAGTGCAGGCTTTCGCGCGGGGGTGCCGCATGAAGCGGAGGATATAAGCGTTGAGGTTGATGTCGCATCGCTCGCAGAGCGGGATGCGGACCTTCCGGTTATTCAGGATGCAGGGAGAGACGGTCCAGCTTTCGGTGGCCGCATACTTTCGGCAATGCGCGCAGAGTTTCTTGCGCTTGCCCATAGCCACCAACCGTAATTGAAAAGACGGGGGCACCAGCGATATGCCAGCGCCCCCGGTCGATAGAGGATTACGAGGTCTGCGGACGGCCAGGAAGAGTAATTAAATCCTGGAAAATGTAGCTCGCCCCGGTTACCCCGGAAAGATTGGACGACCCGAAAGTCCATGTCGCGACCGCGGTCGAGCCCAACTTCACAATGATGTACCCGATTGCGCAGAAGTCATTGTAGACGGGCGGCGTGGTCGATCCCGGCGCATTGCCGAGCCCACCGAACTGCGGCGCGGTGATAAAGTTGCCGGCGGAGTCCAGGGCCGCGATCTGGCCCTGGATGACCTTGATATTGCCAGAGTGATCGAAGCCCACCGTATAGACGCAGCCATAACCGGCGGCGTTGTTGGGCACTCCCGGCAAGTTGGGAGACGACAACGGCACCGGGATCGGCACGAACGGAAGTCCAGTCGCCCAGTCCGTGGTCGGGGTCGCGCCATTGGTGATGGCGGTCTTGGAGTAGGCCTTTCCCTGAATGGCAAAGATCGTGGTGCCAGTGGTGGAAAGGGTGGTGGTCGTGCCAGCGGCAAGGGCGACCTTGCTCAAGCACAGCGTCAGGGGATTTTGGGCCAGTTGGTCCATTGGAAAGTCCTTTCAGGATTGTGGGGGTTTGGCCGCGCCTTACAGGCCGGTCAGAGCGTAGGGATCGAAGCCGGCCGTCGGGCTGACATAGGCCGCGTTGGGAACGACAGTGGCGTCATCGAGAGCCGTCGTGCCGCCCACGAAGTCGCCCGTGCCCGTCGGGTTGATGATCACGAACCCGATCAGCGCGTTCGATGTCGGAAACTGCGGGAAGACGACGGCCGCCAACGTGGCCCCTGCCGTCCCCATCGCGGAGGTCTTGGTGCCCCCGGCATCGATGAAGAAGCAGAAGACGTTGAAGGTCGCGTTGACCACGGTCCCCGACAGCGCCGGCATATCCGTGGCCGCGGTGATCTTCTGCAAGATCCCCCTGGCCAAGAGATATTGATCCGTCGCGCCGGTTTTCGGCACCGTCCCGCCCGCGCCGTGGATCACCAAGCCCGCGGTATTCAGCGGTCTGGAGGTCTGACGGTCGAAGAGGGGCAAGAACAGCTTGCGGAGCGCCCATTGCCAGGCGGAGTTGGTAATCCCCTCCAGCCAGCGGGTCATATTGTCTGTCATCATGGTGATGAGCCTTTCCTTATGAGGTTAGGGCATCGCCCGATTAGGACAGGGTCCGGACGCCGACGTTGCCGATCGCCATCCAGCCAGCGTTCTCTATCATGACGGCCTTCCACCACATGGCGCCGGCATAACCGCGCTGACCGTGCGGGTCCGCCTTGTCCTTCTCGCCCGGGGGCAGGAAGGTCGGGCTCACCACATTCATGCCGCGCAGGGCGATCTGGCCCCATGCGTCCTGACCTCCCACGATGAAGGCGTAGACGTCGATCAGAGTGCCGGAGGTGGAATACAGCCCTGTCGAGCCGATGGCCGCGCCTGCGTTCTGGGTGGAGGGAAGATCCGGAGACGTGATGAACCGGAATTCCTCGCACTTGCCCAGCTCGTTCGGCATGGGCGTGCCCGAGGCATAGCGCTCTGTCGGAACGAAGTTCGGCAGATCGCGGATGTCCGGTTCCATGTCGGTGTGGCAGTAGACGCAATAACCGGACGCCACGGCATCGGTCCCGAAATAGGGGCCGGCCTTGAGCATCTTGTTGACCGGCTTGGCGTGATTGGCCTTCAGGTTCTTGACGATCTTGCGGATCATGCCGAGCGTGATCGCACCGTTGACGGTCCCGACCGAAGTACCCGTCCCACCGTAATACTGGTTGGTGCAGGCACGCAGGGCGCCCCAGATGATCATCTCGTTGACGAAGGTGACGCGCTCGCCCGTCTGTTCCTTCATCGCCTGGGGAACGTCATCCTCGTAGAGATTGAAGGTCTTGTCGGTGAAGCCGTAAAGGCAGCCGTACTGCTGCATCACCACCGTGATGTCGTAAGGCACCATGCTGTCGGGCGCCGGGGTGACACCTTCCTGGACCTGGTGGGCCTGGACGATGGCATTGCCGCGGTCACCGTTGCCGTCCTGGAAGAACTGGTTCTGGGTGGAAGCGGAGGTTGCCGTGGCGCCATAGGGCAGCCAGCGGCGGGCGATGTAGGTGTCGGAGTTATTCTTGGGATACTCGACCTGGCGGCCGGTCTTTCCCAGAACTTCCAGGGGCTGGGCGTGCTTGAGGATCGCGCCCTTGAACTTGCCGATGCGTTGGGCAACGGCAGCGTAATTCTGCATGGCCATGTGAGATTTTCCTTGTCAGTTCATCCCTCTTCGAAGCCTTTTTCGAAGGCGTTCTCAGTGGGCTTTGCCGCGCCGGCTGGTCCGCCGTCGCCGCGTGGTTGAAGGGAGTCTTCGATGCGGCTTTTGCGCACCTCGACCTTGGGGGTTGGCTTGGGTTTCGGCTGACCCGCTTGCGCGGCCTGATGCTTCAGGAACAGCTCGATGGAGCGCGAGATGACGGCGGCGTTCTGCGTCGAGTTGATCTTCGCCACGTAATCGGCTGGTTGTGTCGCCAGCCACACGCGGTAAGGAATCGTCTCGTCGATTGCGTCTCCGTCCTTTTCAGGTGCTCCGACGATCTTGCGCCAATCGGCATGGGCGTCTTCGAGGGCTTCCACCTGAAGTTTGGTGACCGCCTCGGAAATACCGGCCGACATGGCCTTGGGATCGATTTCGGCCTTATCGCCTTTGCCGCGAAGGCCTTTGAGCTGTTCTGCGAGGTCACCTTCGAGGAGATCGGCGAGGTCCGGGAAATCGGCACGCACTTTCGCGAGCGTCAATTTCGGGAGTTCTACCGCTTCACCCTTCGGGGTATTGGCCTGCAGTTCCTTGATGATCTGCTTGAGAGAGCCCGTGGTGCCGAGGAGCGTGTCGTACTTCTTCTCAAGGGCCGTCGCCTTTTCGGCGGCAGATTTGAGAGAGGCCAGTTCGTCCTTGGTGATCTGGGCGTATTCGGGAACAGGCGGAGTTTCTGTCTTGGCCCCTGCCGTGGCGGCCGGGGTTGCGTCCTTCTTCTCCGGCTCGACCTTTTCCTCGGGCTTTTCGACCACCACGTCAGCCTTTTGGGCCGGCGCTTCGTCATTGAACCCTGCGAGCAAATCGAGGTTTTCCTGCTCCTCAGCAGAAGCTTGCTTGTCAACCATTGATGTCTCCGATGCGGGCCGTCGGAATCGGCAGCCCCTTGGTCATCCGCGGCGCCTGGGCGTCGCAGAGATGTCTTCAGCCGCCCGTGATTGGCGGTTCTGTCCCCAAGGCGAGAAACGCCTTAAGGAATGCGATGTGACCGCGGATCGTCGCGGTCTCTAGCGGATCAAGCGGGCCATCGTTCTTGCCGCGCTTGTTCTTCAATTCGGTTTCGAGATATTCGCGCAGCCGGAGCCACAGCGGATTGCGCCGGTCGGAATCGGTGAGCGCGAAAGCAAGAGGGATTTCGTCGGTGGCCATTTACGCTGCGGTGCTCTGATCGAAGGCATGGCCGTCGGCTGCTCTGCCTGGGGCTTGGGCCAGAGGCTTCGGCGCGCCCGGCGTGACGTGCTTGCGCAGCTCGTGGGCGTTGTTCTCCGCGTTCAGTTCCTTTTGGGCCTGCAGCGTCATGGCGGTCTTGGCCAGCTCCGCCTTGACGTCATCCAGGCTGATGCCGCGCTTATTCGCGTATTCGAGCATCGCCAGCTTGTCCTTCAGGCTCAGTTCGTGGAGGTCAACCGTGACCTCGGCGGCGGCCGTCTGCTGATCCACGGACTGCGCGCCAGCCGCGATCTTCTCGGCCGACTGGGCGCGGACCTGGGCAGCCTGAACCGCGGGAGCGACCGGCGGCGGCGCACTGTCCAGCTTGGCGATCTGCTCGTCCGTGTATTGGACATCCTTCGGGTTGAGCCGCTTGGACTTCAGGTACAGCGCCATGGTCTTGGCCGGATCGATCCGGTAGGCCGGATTCAGAGAGGGTGCGAGCAGCTGCGTGATCGTCTGGTCGGCAATGGCGCGCTCCACCAGGGCGATTGACCCGTGCGCATCGATCTGGAAGTCGCCTTTCTCGTCGTTCGGCACGTCCGGGTCGAGCAGCAGATATTCGTAATAGTCCCGTATCAGCGGCTCGGTGACATAATTC